TCACCATAATCAGGATCTGCAATTATTGAAAGTAATTCTTGGTAAACTGTTTTACCAAATCCCCAAAACTTAACACCCTCTGATTCCTCACCACGAACAATCACAGGAACGAAAGTTCTCATTTTAGGTTCAATCCTCTTACCTTGAATCCATTCATCCTTATTACCACTGCCTTTTAATTTATCCGCAAATTGTTGAACAGGATCTGGTCTACCAAAGGAAAGTGGTGATAGAACAGTTTTATTAGGAACTAAACTGTAATGAAAGAATAGTTCGCTAAAAGGATTGTTTTTATCAAACTTATAAGGGACAATTCTGATTTGAGATTTACCCGGTTGAGGTTTCCAAAACGCATTTGTTTGTGTGTTCTGTAACTGATTGAGACGACTTTTTATAGCATCTAAGTCCATGTTTATTCTCCTAGTTTATGTTTATTGTTATTATTACCTATATAAATATTACTTAAGTAAAATTTGTAGATAACCAATTTATATAATATACGACAAATTACTTTAATAGTCAAGATATTTTTTTCAAAATCTTTTCAACTTTTTCTTCTAGTAAACTTAGCCTATCATCAAAATTTTTAGGTTTAGTCCTATAAGCGAAAAATTGTTTATATACCATGTCAATCATACGCTCTTTCGGTATGACTTTATCAGGTAATTTGTTTTTATTATCTTCATACCATAATATAACACTTTTTTTCCAAAAGTCAAAGTCTTTTTGTGTCGAATTTTCAATATCAAACTTTGGTATAGGTTTAATTGGATGTTTATCTTTTAAGGTTTCTGCTTTTAAAAATTTCTTAATGTTTATTTTATCTTGATACCCTAACAGTGTAGTTCCTATATTAGAATTATACATCAAGGGTATAATATTTTGTAGCTGATTCATCCTAATTACACTTTCGTAAACTTTTTTGGACGCAATATTATCAATTGAATGTATTTCTATTTTTTGTTCTTTGTTTAGGGTTTTATTAATAGAATGAATCGATGGTAACATTTTCTGACACCAAACACATCCACTTCTAGTGAAAAAATATATTGGTGATGCCATTATAACTCTATTATTTTCAAAATCCTAGTATTTATCTTTTGCAGTCCTTCTTTATTAGTAATCAATATCATATTTTTATATACATCCCATTCAACCTGATAGTTTGTGTCTAAAACACCATTATTAATTAATTTAATCAATTCATTTAAAGCATTGATTGTATACAAGGTATTAGTAATTTTTTTTCTATGTAGAGATATCGTATTATTAACAGAATTAAAATCTATGTCATCGTCTTGATTCACGTTATAAGTGCAAATAAGTTCCTTCGTCTTCTGTTCATTTTGTAACACGTAGATTTTATCAAAGATAACTTTAAAATTTTTTGTAATATCTCTAACTGTTTGCTCTAAACCATGTTGTGTTGTGAATGTGCATAATAGTTGTGTTCTCATTTTTTCTTTTTTACTTTGTGTTTGAACAATAACTTAGGCGAACTCTTCATTTCTGTCTTACAGTCAATTTGAACAAATTCATCGGTCTGTGATTCCAAATTTATAACAACTTTTGTCCCATCAAACTTAACTTCAAAAGGTGGTTGTGGGTTACAATAATGTTCTGGCTCTTTTAATTGTGATTCGCCTGTTTTTTTATTTACAATAAGTGTATGAACGTCATGTCCACAACCGTGAACATTTTTCCACATATCAATTAATTTTTTCTCCCCTTCTTCCGTCTTAGTGAGCTCAGCCATGCCGTTACCGAATAAGTCTAAATAATCTTTTCTGAATGCTCTTTTTCTCTCTGCCTGTTCACTGTCATCTAATCCGTCTTCTTGATAATTATGTTTTTTTCTCAGACCATCTAATTGACTATCAATCGAGGAACCTATCTCCTCACCTAAGTAATCAACACCGGCGGTTTTTGTGCCTGAATTTTTCATCGTAATATCATTAGGATTTGTATATATTTTTGCAGATATCTTCATGGTCTTTTCTTCACCATCATCATCGTATACAACCAACATATCAGTGGGGTCAACTTTCTCATTGATACCATATAAATCCATTAGTTGTTTTCCACCTATACCACCAACTTGGATTGACTTGGTAATTTTAGAACCCTCAGGTAAAGATGACTTAATTAACTCAGCAGCCTTTTTGTTTTGTTCATGGGCCTCGGTGTCGTCATTACCTAACTCTTTGTATTTACCCCTCAATTCCTCATATTGTTTATTGTTTTCATCTGAAGGGTCTAATAACGCAACTACACCTGATTCATTATGCTTACCACTTAAATCGGCTAATGCTCTATCGGCAGAGTTATTACGCATGTTTACCTCTAAACCGTTATCTCTAATTATTTTATTAATCTCATCCGTCACCGCGTCTCCTTGTCCACCACCCATAAAATGTTTATAAGGTATACCCGCGGCATTAGAAGATATATAGATTTTACCTTTTGTTTTCTCACTCCATTGATTTCTTTCAATCAAACCAAACTCAATCATCTTTTCAACTGATTCAACTCTTTGTTCTTTTGTTTCGGCATTGATAAATTTATCCCAACTGTCGGTAAGCACATCCATTGCTTTCTTTTTATCTTCATCTTCTTCTTTTTCTTTTATTTGATTCGCAGTGTCCACATAACTTTGATGATTTTGTTTTGTCTTACCGCCGAATTTCTTTTCAACTGGTGTTCCCTCTTGTTTATCATCAGGAACATCGTTATCATCTGAACTGGTTAGAGAGTCAGCATAAGTATCGGTTGATAATTCGTCACCACCTAGTTTTGTCGTTGGTTCTTTTTCTTTATCATCTTTTTTCTCAACATCTTCATAATCACCACTATCAATGGCTTTATCTCTAGTTTCCTCTGAACCAAAAGCAACTACTTTACCAGTCTTTTTACTTTTTGCGGTGAAAGTATCTTCTTGTTCAAGTGTCAACAAAACCTTATCAATAACATCTTTTTCAACACCCTTTGCTAAACAAATTTCTTTTAGTAAAACTAGATGATAGGCATTTTTAGGATTTGGCACACCATTAGGAACAGCTCTCCGCCAGTTTACCCATAATTTATCTAAATTAAAACGCATAATTTCTTAATGTTCCATAAGTCTTACCAACTTTTCCATGTATGATAAAGTCATCTTTTTGTAAAATTTTTTTAATGTCATCTATTGTATCCCTACCATCTTCCTTGGAGTAGTCAAAAAGAAAACTATCATAATTATAATGAACTATATTAGTCTTCCTTTCATATAAATATGTGTGTAGTTTATTTAAGATAGTAACATTCCGTTCAGTTTCATATGCCTGTATGTAATAATTAAATAACTTCTGAGCATTCAAATCACCTAAATTAGCTCTTTTCATTGGTCGTTTATAAATATGTGTTAAGATTCCATTACGAGTCATATATTCATCATATAATACCTTGACTAAATCCTCTACCCCCCTAAAAAACTTACTCATTTTAGCAATATCTTTTCTCACACCACCGTATAGGTTTTGAAATGTTAATGCTTTTGCTTCCCTCTCTGTAACACCTAAGTCCACTGATAACTTACCATATACTGACTTATCGCCAAAGTCATAATCAGTTAGTTTAGCAATCAACCTTGGGTGGTAGGATTCAAAATCAAACTCTACAAATACATCATTAAGTGGTGAGAATGCTCTTCTCTGTTCTTGTGTAAGGGCAGCGAAGTTAAGATTATGAATAGAGTTAGATGGTCTTGATGTAGTTGTAAAGAAGTTATAGTTCTGATATATCTTCTTTTTGTGAATATACTTTAACATTTGGTCACCGAATATCTTTGTGAAGTCCGTATTGACTCCAATACCATTTGATTCTAACTCACCGAAAGCATTTATAAATTCATCGTGAAATTTACCTAACTTATTAAAATCTGCCATATCTTTATAATGTGGGACATTTTCACATAGTTGTTCTATCATTTTATCTAACGGATAATAATATGTGAAATCATCTTGGTCGTAAAAACTATCCCATTGTATACGGTCAAGTGGTTTGTTTGTCATCCAATAGTTTAGGATATCAGCACAATACTTAGGGCGACCAGCAAAATCATAAGAATATCCAGCTTTCCAATCATCAATCAACATCCCTTCGTCTTCTAAATAATCTATACCAACGGTCATCTTCTCATAATGATTAGCATAAACTAACTTATGTTCTATAACATCATATGCTAAAACTAAGTCATCTAACGGGTGAGATTTAGACCAGTTAGGTTTAGAAGTAACCAATTTAATCATACGTTAACTTACATATAAATTATCTTAAAGTCAATACTTTTTAGGTGTTTTCAAATAAAGTTCTGAATACCGCTTTTATACCAACGTAGTCTCTATACAATTTTTTAAAAACTTTATCATAACTAAAACCGTTTTTCTTTCCAACCAGATTTGTAGGTATGTCCATTGTTCTGATATTATTAAAGTCATCATGTCCGCTAAGTTCAATACTATCAAAAGTAGTGGCTTGATCTTTAGGACACTCCCAAACAATTGAATTAAAAAAATTAAAACCACCGTAAGTCAACATATCGACTAAATTTAATTTGGTTGAAATTTTTTGTTTACCCTCTAGGTTTGTTTTGACTAAA